GCGGCAGCCAAGGCGGATGGCGAGGAACAGGGAGACGACGAACAAGGCGACGTCACTGACGAGGATGTCGCAGCCGAGATCGAGAAGCTCGTTGTTCGAATCCGGCGCGAGGCGTTCCTGTTCGATGCGTTCTTCAAGAACTGCTGCTCGTCGATGAGCTTCTCGAAGCTACGGCGCATCACGCGGTACGACATCGAGGCTCACGGCTGGGGCGCGTGGGAGATGCTGAACGATGGTCTCGGACGACTCAAGCGGCTGAACTACATCCCAGGCTACACGCTCCGACCGCTTCGCGACGAGGGCGAACTTGTCGACGCGGTCGAGGCGGACCCGATCACCCCTCTGTCAGAAGGTCGCGAGGTGAAGGTGCCGCGGCGCTTCCGTCGGTACGTTCAGATCGTCGGATCGCAGAAGGTGTTCTTCAAGTCGCCAGGAGATCCACGCATTATTTCGAGGACGACCGGGAAGGTGTACGAGTCCGTGACAGAGATGCGGAAGCCGGTCGATGACGAAGGCGAGGGACCGAAGGCGGCGGAGGCGAACGAGCTGATCTACTTCTCGCTCCACGATCCGAGGACGCCGTGTCCGCCGCCGAGGTGGATCGGGAACATCCTCGCCGTGCTCGGTGTGCGCGAGGCCGATGAGGCCAACTACTTCTACCTGAACTCGTCGGCGATCCCGTCGGGCATCCTGTTCGTCGCCGGCGGGCGCGTGCCGAGGGACATGAGGGACAGGCTCGAGCAGCGGCTTACCCAGGAGTTTTCCGGGTCAGAAAAACGCAACAAGATCCTCGTCGTCGAGGCGCATCCGATGAAGATGAAGGGCGAAGAACGCACGATGCTCCCGTCGATAGAGTTCGAGTCTCTTCGCGAGGCGCAGCAGCTAGACGCTACGTTCACGAAGTACGACGAGCGCAGCGCGGATAGGATCGGCGCGAGCTTCCGACTCCCGCCGATGCTGCGCGGCTACACGCCGAAAGACCTGAACCGTGCCACGGCTATCGCGGCTGTGGACTTCGCAGAGTCGCAGGTCTTTTCCCCAGAGCGAGAAGACATCGACTGGATCATCAACAAGTACGTCCTGCCGAGGATCGGCGTAAAGTTGCACACCTTCAAGAGCAACTCGCCGCCGACCAGGTCGCCGGAGGAGATCGCGGAACTGATCAAGGTGGCCGCGCCGCACGGCGGAATCCTGCCGTACGAAATCCGCGAGCTACTCGCCGACGCGCTGAATACGACACTCGCAGTCATCGACGAGCAGTGGGGATACTGGCCGATGCCGATGACGCTCACAGGGATGGGGCGTGGCGCCGAGGTAGCGCCGTCAGAGGACGAAGACGACGCAGCCGAGCAGGACCCCGCGCAGCTGGCGCGAGTGGTCGCGCGCCTCGACGACCTTCAGCGGAGGGTCGAAGCAGTTCTGACCGACGAACTCCGCCAGGCCGGATACGATCTCGAAGTCTCGGCGATACTGAGCGGGAAGGACGAGGACGAACCGAAGTGACCGACGGTCTGTTTAGCCGCGACGTCGGCGTCAAGATCGGAGAGGTCTTCGATAACATCGACCTCGTGACGTTGGGGATTCCGGATCCAATGGCCAGCGTGATCGTCGTCGACGTCGATGAGACGGGGATGATCCACATGACGGCGAACGGTTCGCCGTCGGGACGACGCATCATCGTATCGGAGAAGACCCTGAACGAGCGGTACAGGAGGAGGTAAGCGATGGGCGATATAATAGAAGAGATTCCGGAGACGCCGTTCCCGGATTCGGTTCAGGAACTCACCGTGGACCTTCCGCTGCCGACCTGTCCGCCGGACGAATGCGATCCGGTATCTGAATTCTCGTGTACGTTCGAGAAGACGAACGAGCGTTCTTACGTCGCCCAGGACGAATGGATGTACGCCGCGGAGTACACCGCCAACACTATATTCGGGACGATTCGTGGCGGGATGGTCGTGAACGCTCTTTCGGGAAAGGTGGCGCCGGCCGTCGAGCAGATCGTCACGGCAGTCGCGAAGACGTACGCGATTTATTACGCATACAACGGACAGACGCCGCCGCTTCCACTGCCGGAAAACCCAGGAACCTCGTCACCGCTATCGCGGGAGACCGTGACAACTCGTGACGGTACGGCGCGCTTCCGTGGGTTCTGTGCGGGGATCAGGTCGCTCGACCCGGACCTCGTCGGCACCGTCAAGCTCTACGTCGGCCGGGTCTTCGCGGCGCCGTCGCCGCCGCCACCGCCGCCGATGTCCTGAGAGGAGGAATAGATGGCCGAATGGTTCAGCGGTCCATACTTCGTACTCGAGAAGGTCGACTCGCTCGAACAGAAGCCGCGCATCGGACGTGGTGACATCATCGCGCACAAGAGCGGAGCTATCGTCCTGCGATGCCCGAAGTGCGCGGCGCTCCAGTTCACGCGCGCCGTGATCCTGAACAGTCCGGCAACGCCGACGCTCGATAGGCCGGTTCAGTGCGGTTCGGGGCACTGCCAGAAGTGCGCCGTGTGGTTCACCATCCGGAACGGCGAGGCGATTCACGCCGAGGCTCCGACGCCGAAGCCGCGAATGCTGCCCGAGAAGCTGAGCAGGGCTGGCGTACGGTACGTCCCGCGACTGAAGGACGAATGATCTCTCCGTACTCCACTCCGGCGACCGGATTCATGACGCTCGAGCCGATCTGCGATCTCGGGTCCGACGAGGTTGTTGCGCTGTGGAAGGCCGGGGCTCGGAAGGGCAACGTGACGAAGGCGAAGGGGAGGGCGATCCTGGTCCTTCGGCCGGGACGCGCCCCTGTTGCCGTCCGTATCGACGCCCTGGACGACCAGGAGGCGCGCAGAACCGCGATTCGTTCACTACCAGATGGTGACGTCGTCCTCCTGGAGGCGACCTTCAGGGGTCGGTCTACGGTCTTCAGGCGGGTCGAGGTTCTCCAGGCGTTGACGCCTGACCAGGCAGACCGTGCTGGCGCGCCGCACATCGTGACGTCGACCGGATGGCTCGTCGAGAAGTTGATGTCTCCGGCAGATCCATTCGACCAGCGAAGGATCGCAGACCGCCTCGCAGGACAGCTGCGGCACGCCGAACTTCTCAAGTACGGCGACGCGTTCAAGAAGTATGTCGCCACGCTCAACATCGACTGGGCCAGGCTGACACCGAATGCGTTCACCGGGAAGCTCGTAGAGATTCGTACTGACCTCCGCGCGATGATGGGCAGCGCGGCGAATCAGCTGATGCCGACGTGGCGCACGAAGGTCGAGGCGACGCTGACGAACGTGTTTCGGTCGACGCGCCAGGTCATCAAGGACAACTTCACTCCGACCATCGGCCTGTCGCTCCGGCAGCCGGACGTCCGCGCCATCGGGAACATCGCGTCGCAGCAGGGGCTGTTCATGCGGAACGCCGCTGGTCGACGCTCCGATCAGCTGACGAGGCAGGCGAAGAAGATCGTCACGGCCGGATTGAAGGATGGACTCGGGAAGGTACAGATCGCACAGCAGCTTCGCGACCAGCTGCCGAAGGCGTGGCAGGCGCGCGGCCTCCAATACTTCAAGACCGTCGCTTCGGTCGGAGTCAGCCGTGCGCGCTCCTATTCTGAAGTCACGGGCTACCTCGAAGTGGGGATCGAGTCGCTTGAAGTCCAGGCAGTCATGGACGAACGTACGACTGAAACCTGTCGGTGCCTCGACGGAATGATCATCGAGACGCACGTCGCGAGCGTACAGGTGATGGGCGCGATCAACGAGGTAGACCCGACGGTCGGCTCGCCGTTCCTTCGCGAGATGCGAGATCCGCAGACTGGCGTGAATCAGATCCTCGCCGGGAACGGCGTGAAGATCGCTGACGTGGTCCGCTCCGGGATGGGACGTGTCGACGACCGCGGCCAGTTCGCGTACAACAAGTCCCTCGCCGGACTCTCCGATCAGAATATCGGACCGCCTCCTTACCACCACCTCTGCAGGTCGTGGACGATTCCAGTGTCGAACACGGTGTCGGTCCCGCGAGGATCGTGGCCGCGCGCCGGCGGACCGACGTCGCCGATCCCGCCGCGTCCAGTTCCGAAGGGCGGATCGCCGATGCGCGGAGTCGGCGCGCGGCCACAGTCGGTGTTCGCGAATCCGACGCCAGGGAATCCGACGCTCGTCGGAGATCCGGCATACATCGACGCGTATCCGTTCAGCGAGGACTTCATCAGTCCGATACCCTCGAAGCTCGTCGACCCCGTGACGGGCGAATATGCGGCGACCTTCCAGCGATACCAGTTCAACGCCGCCGAGATGGCGATCCGTCCGGTCGGAAATATCGGAGTCGTCGCGCGGTCGGCAGAGGCCGGGGAGTGGAACGCGCTCAGCAACCTGGTGAACGACCTGAAGCTGACGTCAGAAACGTCAGGCGTGGTGATGCACGTCGGAGAAATCAACGCCGCTGCGACGCGCAACATTATCCTCGCCGACGCGAAGCAGCCGGCGGCGTCGCGTGTCTATTCGATCACCTCGTCATCGGGGAAACAGCAGTTCCTCAGGATCAACCCCGATAAAAAGTACATTTCGAGGAACTGGCTACACCACCTTCGCTATGCCAAAACCGAGGCGCGTATTCAGCAGACGCTCGGGATGCTGACCGACAAGGGCTACCTCGTCATCACGACCGACGCGAAGGCCGTGACGTTCGGCAAGCCGGTCGCGCCGCTGACGCCGATACCGACTCCGAAGCCGATGCCGAAGCCGAAGGCGCCGAAGCCGCCGAAGGTTCCGAAGCCGGGACCGCACGAACCGGGGCCTCCGCAGCCCAAGCCTCAGCCGTCGACGGTCGAACCGTCGATGCCGTACCATCCTCCGCCGAAGCCGCCGAAGGTTCCGAAGCCGCCGAAGCCGCCGAAGGATGAAGGACCGTTCCTCGGAGAAGCGAAAGACTACTCGCAGCACGGACTGGTTCCGAACATCCCGGTCAGCGCCCAGTTGCAGGAACGCATTCGGATCGAGACGGCGCGCGTGAACGATCACCTCAAAGCCGTGTCGAACAGACTCAGGCGACCGCTAACGTCGACAGAGCGCGCGAAGTCCGTCCGTAAATTTGTAGAGAAGGACACGGGCTACGTGAAGCCGCTGACGACAAACGACCTCTTCACGTTCACGAAGGCACCGGGAAAGTACGATCATGTGAGTCTCACTCGGTCGATCCAGGTGTCGACGAGAGACGGAACGATGCGGCGCGCTGGAAGGGGAAAGCCTGTCAGCGCGATCCAGATGTCGAGGGCCGAAGCCGTTCCTCTCTACAACGATGCCATCAAGCATCTGAGCCCACGACTCATGGAACGCGCGATGAGTAGCGCCCACGGGTTGCCGAGAATCTACAAGGCAAGGAACGTGAACGGAGGAGCGTTTTACTCCGACAAGTTGAACGCTATCGTGATCCCGGAGACCTATAAGACCAGCGGTATCGGAAGTATCGAGCAGCTGTTCCGCCACGAGTTAGGCCACTACCTGGACACCGTCGGCCTCGGAGAGACGGCGTCGATAGCCTTCCGCGATGCGTACAAGCTGGGCGATGCGATCTACAGAGCAGCCAGAGCAAAATGGAATTATGTGAAAGGCAAGTGGGGAGACACCTACACGGGACGAATCTATAGTTTCAAGGCGTCCGAGGTGACGTCGACGATGGCGGAGTCGTTCGCCAAGGGTCAGGAGTACAGGCTCTCGACGATGTACGATGCGAACCCCGATCACGTCGGATTCTACATGGCGCACTCGAAGGGATGTTTTGTGAAATGAAGGGTGAAATTCGAATCATCGACAGGAAGACCGGCGACAAGGTCGCGACGCTCGAGTGGGAAGGGACACTCTGGCGCGGGACCGGGAAGTGGAAGGCCAACGCGGCGACGAGGAAGCGGCTCGACGCCATCGTCGCCTCCAGGGCGGATCTCGGTCGCGTGTCCTTCGGCGACATGCTTCGGGACGGATTAGGAGTGAAGGGCTGGCAAGGGTTCTCGGGGTGGTTTCAGGCGTTGAGCCAGGCGCTTCCGGCGTTCGGCCTCGACGTCGAGAACGAGACCGTGGTGTGGCCGTGGAAGGAACCGAGGAGGGACGCGGCAGACGGCGACGACGACGGCGACGACGAGGACCTCGACCTGGCTGGCGGGTCTAGGTAGGCACGGGCAGAACGTGAGAGTTGACACTCACACCGAAACGGATGTAGGTTTGAGGAAATGGAAGTGCTAATCCAGAACGGACACAAATCAGGCTCCTCGCCATTCGCGGAGATGGTGATCAGTCCGCGCCAGGCGCTTCGCGCAGCGCGACTGTTCGAGCGGACGCTTCGCGCGTCCTTCGAGGACGACGAGAAGGTCATGGGCCAGCACTTCCGTTCCAAGATCCAGACAGGGGCCGAGATGAAGAGGCGCGCCGAAATCATGGCGCGATGGTTTCGCGTGTTCCGTGGCGATCTCGGATACTCGCTTGCGAGGGTCGAGGCCGAGCTCGGTCGCGCGCTCCGATGTGAACTCGACGGCGGTCTGTACACGCCTACCGCGGCCAGTCGGTCGTTCGGCGTGCCACAAGGAGATGTACAATGAAAAAGTTCATGGAGGTCGTGAAGCGCCAGACCGAACTCGCCACGAAGGCGGCTGACGGGTCTGCGACGAAGGAGGAGATCGCGGAGCTGACAAAGCTGAACGCGGTCGTGAAGGCGGCGACGGCGACGGCAGAGCCGGCGACGACGAAGCTGGTGACGATGACGCTGGCGAAGTTCCGCGAGTGGCACGAGGCCACCGTGAAGCAGCTCGAGGACGGCGTGGCCGACGCCTCGCTGCTCGCGCTCGTGAAGCGGAACCTCGCCGCGGTCAAGGACCAGGCGAAGACCCTGGCCGAGGACATCGTGGCGGTCGAACTTCCGGTCGAGAAGACCGAGGCCGACAAGGTCGTGGCGCTCGAGGCGCGCATCGCGGATCTCGAGGCGAAGGCCGCGGCGGCCGCGGCGCCGCCCGCCCCTCCGGCCGGCGACGACGCCGAGAAGGCGACCGGCAAGGCGACCGACAAGCCGGTGTCCCAGGCGCTCGCGATGGAGGCCGTCGACACGCTGCTCGCGAAGTACACGAAGCTCAAGGCACTCGTCGACTCCGGCAACCTGACGAAGCAGGATCTCGAGTTGCTCTGGACCGACTACGATCTGAAGCGCGCCATCGAGCAGGCCGCGGCGATCATGGCGAAGTCCGACGAGTTGAAGGCGATGGCCGAGGCCATCCTGCCGGAACTCGAGAAGATGGAAGCCGCCGAGAACGCCGCGAGCGAGAAGCCCGCCGGCAATGCCGAGGGAGACGCTCCCGAAGGCGCGAAGCCGGACGCCGCAGCTGCGGCCGCGGGCGATGCCGAGAAGGGCGACGACACGAAGGAGCCGAGTCGCTGGGAGTCCGGCCTCGATCTCGCTCCGGTGGCGACGGCCACCGAGCAGTTCGCGGCGATCAAGGCGGCGAAGAACAAGTTCGGCTTCTAGCCCGGAGGTGAACCGTGGACATCGGGATCTTCACGA